GGAGCGACTAATGATCAAATTGCCTTTTGCTGGTGTAAAAGGCCAAGTTGATAGCAAGCCCACTTTTGTTCAAGTACCCTGTGTGGAAATGTGGGGTGAAGCATGTCCAATTCTTGCAGAAGTTCGTACATGGTTTAAAGACAAAAGTCTCGAGGAAATGGGTCGCAAGTATTGGAAAAAAAAATCTTATTTGTTTCAAGGATTTGTTCGTGAAAATCCGTTGAACGATGAAAAAGCAATCGACAATCCAATTCGTCGTTTCATTATCAGTCCGCAAATTTTTAACCTTGTTAAAAACGCTTTGATGGATCCTGAACTGGAAAACATGCCTACTGACTATGAGGGTGGTCTTGATTTCAATGTCAAGAAAACCAGCAAAGGTGGATATGCTGATTACAGTACTAGTACTTGGGCAAGAAAAGAAAGTGCACTTACCCAAGCAGAACGTGATGCAATCGAAAAGTTTGGTCTTTACAATCTTGCTGATTTTCTGCCTAAAAAGCCCAGTGAACAGGAACTGAAAATCATTAAGGAAATGTTTGAAGCCAGTGTTAACGGTGAACCGTTTGATATGGATCGCTGGGGAGCATATTTTAAGCCTGCAGGTATGATGAACTCAGGTTCAACTAATCGCAGTGCGGATGATGATGCACCTGCTGTAAAGCCAGTTGCACAAAGTCGTCCTGCTCCAGTAGCTAAGGTTGAAGATGATGAGCCTCCTTTTGATGTAGAGGATACACCTGCACCTACTGCGCCTGTGCAAGCAACAAAACCTGCCAGCCAACGTGCAGAAGATATTTTGGCAATGATTCGTAATCGTCAAAAATCATAATGCAGTAAAATGCATCTAACAGTTGTTTTAGGCACTAAAGGTGAGGTGTCTTTTGATATCTCACTTTATCAAAATCCATTTACCGAAAAATGGATAAATGAATTAAGATGGTGCCTAAACAACTGTGATTTTAATCAAGACGAGGCTTTTACTGCTTTTAAGAACAAACAAAATATTCAAAATCGTTTAACAGCAGCCTGTGTTACAATTAACAAATACTTAAAAAATTTTATAGAAATACGGCAAAATTTAGATGAACAACCCCAGGAATATTTTAATTATTTGCATCAAAAGTTTGAAAGCTTGAGTGGGGAATACAATAAACCAACAAGACTATTCGTAATAGCCAATCATGAATTAAAATCTGCTATCAGAGATTTAAATTTTTATGTCCATGCGTTTGAGTCTTACGGTAAGCAATCTTTTTACATTAGTTTTAACAAAGACCAATATCGGCGTTACGGATTCAGTGAAGATGATTATGATTATTTTCAATTCGAATGCGAACCGGGAACATTGATTCTGCATTATGCCGAGTTAGGTAAAAATTATTTTGACTTATACAAAGATGGGTTAGATATTAGTTATCAAGGATTTAAAAATTTGCATTATTACAGTGGGGAAGCTAGTTTATTGTTTAGTGGTTTTAGTATGACTAAAAATTCTCAATACATAAATTGGCTTGAAAAAAATAATATTGATCCTTTTAACAAATCTTTAGGGCACGGTATAATTTGTTTGGGAAAAGTCTTGGATTTAGATACAACTTATACTAAAATTACAGATAATAAACATATTAAACAAATAATTATTAAGGACTGATTATGGTTAAACCTTTTGATTTAAGTAAATTTCGTAAAAGCATTACAAAAAGCATAGACGGTATTAGTGTAGGATTTCGTGACCCCGATACTTGGATTAGCACAGGCAATTATGCACTGAATTATCTTGTAAGTGGTGATTTTCATAAGGGAATTCCTTTGGGAAAAGTCACAGTATTTGCAGGTGAATCTGGAGCTGGTAAAAGTTTTATTTGTTCAGGCAATCTAATTCGTAATGCACAACAAGCAGGAATTTACTGTATTCTAATAGATACAGAAAATGCTTTGGATGAAAGTTGGCTCCATGCATTAGGAGTGGATACAACTGAAGATAAATTGCTTAAGCTTAACATGGCCATGATTGATGATGTAGCTAAAATGATTAGTGAATTTGTTAAAGAATATAAAACTATTCCTGAAACAGATAGGCCTAAAGTTTTATTTGTTCTTGATAGTTTAGGCATGTTACTTACTCCCACTGATGTCAATCAATTTGATGCAGGTGATCTTAAAGGCGACATGGGACGCAAACCCAAAGCATTGACTGCATTAGTTCGTAATTGTGTTAATCAATTTGGTGATTTAAATATCGGACTAGTAGCAACTAATCATACCTATGCCAGTCAGGATATGTTTGACCCGGATGATAAGATTAGTGGTGGTCAAGGTTTTATCTATGCATCCAGTATTGTGGTTGCAATGCGTAAACTTAAACTTAAAGAAGACGACGAAGGGAACAAAATTTCTGAAGTGCGGGGAATTCGCGCTGCTTGTAAGATTATGAAAACTCGATATGCCAAACCTTTTGAAGGTGTACAAATTAAAATTCCTTATGAAACTGGTATGAATCCTCATAGTGGTCTAGTTGATATGTTTGAAGCAAAAGGATTATTGCAAAAAGATGGTAATAGTCTTAAATATACATTGGCAGACGGGACCGTAATTAAACAGTTTCGGAAAGCTTGGGAAAGAAATGATGATCAAACTCTAGATCGAATTATGAAAGACTATGTGGAAAATCCTCATAAACTGTCCCAAACACAGGATATTGAATCATGAGCATAGACATTGATGTAATTACAGAAACATATAGTATTTTAAAACAATATATTCCACAAAAAGATCGTCAGGAAGCTAGCGATAATTTAATGAGCGTATTGGTCGACTTACTAGGGGATAAAGAATTAAAAGAATTCAGTGGAGTTGACAGTTATACCAAACGTAGTTTTGATGAGTACGCAGGAAACTACGAAGAAGATGAAGAAGATCCTGACTACGAAGAATAAATGTGGTATAACCGAGTAGTATCTGACTTAGGCAGTATACCTGCCTTTATTGTTCATTACGAAAATGAATTGGCAGAAGCTAAATTCGAATGTGGCATCAAAGGACATTTAGAACGCAATATTGCCAATTTGCCAGGTGTAACTGAACATAGATTCAATCAGCTCCAAGAAATTGAGGCGGTACTGAATTATTTGAATTTGCAATTAAGGAAAATACGTAAACGACATTTTCAAAAATATCTTGAAAATTATCCTAGAGCTTTAACGAGCAGAGATGCCGAAAAGTATGTAGACGGTGAAGATGAAGTTATAGATTTTGAAACTATTATAAATGAAGTTGCATTATTAAGAAATAAATGGTTAGGCCTAATGAAAGGATTAGAAAGTAAAAACTTTATGTTAGGTCACATAAGTAGATTGAGAACATCAGGAATGGAAGACGTATCATTATGAAAGTTGTACTATGCACTGGCGGGTTTGATCCGCTTCATTCGGGACATATTGAATATTTCAAAGAAGCAAAAAAATTAGGTGATATTCTGATTGTAGGAATAAACAGTGATGAGTGGTTAGCTAAGAAAAAAAGCAGACCGTTTATGAAGTTTAAAGATAGGCAAACTATTGTTCGAAATCTTAAAATGGTAGACGGCACAGTTGAGTTTAATGACAGCGATGGAACTGCAAAAAACGCCATTCGAAAAGTAAGACTTAACTATCCATCTGACACAATTATCTTTGCTAATGGTGGTGATCGTACAGAAACAAATATTCCGGAGATGGATGTCCAGGATCCAAACTTAGAATTTGTATTTGGTGTGGGTGGCACAGATAAGTTAAACAGTAGTAGATGGTTATTGGATGAATGGAAGTCACCCAAAACGAAAAGACCTTGGGGGTATTATAGAATTCTCCACAATGTGGATACACATGTAAAAGTCAAAGAATTAACCGTCGAACCAAAAATGTGTTTAAGTATGCAAAGACATCGAGAACGTGCTGAATTTTGGTTTGTTGCAGAAGGAGAAGCTACAGTTTATACTGTGGATCCTTACGACACTGATTATGATTTAATGGCCAGTCCTGCACGTCATCAACATACATGGATCGAATTTAATCAGTGGCATATGCTTTGTAATGAAACAGACCAGCCTCTAAAAATAATTGAAATCCAGTATGGTGAAAACTGTGCAGAAGAGGACATTGAACGAAAGTAATTATTGTTTTTTAGGAGTAGGAACTTTTCCGTTTACCCAATCCCAGTCATCATCGGTCATTGGAATCCAATTGGCTATCATTGATAATCTCGATGATGTGCTTTATACATTGTTCTTAACTTGGCGATATCACTTGTCAGACTGAACAAAAAATCTAACATAGAAATAATTTTACTCATAGTATGCCTCCCCGTCTGTGAAACTCTGTAATCCAATGCTCTATCTCTGCTACAGATGAGGGCTTTTTTGAACTAAGAAACGATTCTAATCTACTTTCATATACTGTACTGTCATTAAATAGACTTTTGATCCATTTTAAAATTATCATTTGATTTCCTTTTTTGTCTTGTGAACACTATTATTTATGTTGCGCTGCAATATAAAAACAACTAATAAATAAGAATAACAACTTATTTTGGACATTACCATGGATTTAAGAAAATATATTGACCTAATTGAAGCTATCGATCTTGAGGAAAGCACAGGCGGAATAGCACGTAGATGGATAGAAATTCAAGGCGGAAAAGACATTCCGTTTGTTGATGCAAACACAAAAGAAGAGTATACATTAACAGATGTTCAAATTGTGCCTCCAGATCCCGAATACAAATATGAAGACACTCCGCAACAAAAAGGAACTGCAGCTTTAGATACTGCAATACAAGACATAGTAGAACAAGTAAATCCATTACAGGTCAATGTGTTTGGGGTTAGTTATGGCCGAGCTGCTATGGTTTGTATTATGAAAAATAGTAAAGGCGACGTATATGTATTTGCCAAAAAATTTATAGCCAAAAAAAGTTTGGGACCAAATGGTATCTATTGGCAAACTACAAATTTTGCTAAAGAAACTGGACTGTGGGCTCAAACTGCACAAATGAAAAAAGCAGCTATTCCGATTGAGCCTACAGATTTTGTTGAGGAAGGGACCAAATATAGTATTAGACAACTAGTTCAAAATGTAAGTGCAGGTTTATCTCAAAGTAATATGCCTATAGAGTTAAAAAAAGGATTACCCGAACTGATTAAGAATGTTCAACTGGGAAATACTACTGGGGTTCCTGGCCTAGCAGAATTTCAAAGTGCTATTGAAATTAAACTAAGTGAATTAGCAGCACCTATAGCGTTACAAAGCGGCAATTTTGTAACTGGTGATTACAATATGGTGAATGAACAATTGTTAAAGCCCATGGGATATACTTGGCAGCAAGCAACCGCAGCAAGTTTCCCCGCTAAAGCAGAAAAACTTATTGATGCTACAATTTGGTTTGGAGATGAAAAAGTTGATATTAGTGTTAAAGACAGTTCGGGCGGCGGTAGACCTAGCACAGCGACAATTGCAGAAACTTTAGAAAACACTGATTTTGGTAGTAATTTTAAAACTAAATTCAAAAATGAAATCGATGCAGTTGAAATATTAGATACGAATAGCGCCATTGAAGGGCCTTTAGTGTTAGCACAGGAGTATGGAATTCTTGATCCTTCTGATGTAGATTTTTTAATGAGTATCTACAATAAAGATATTAAACATGTAGATCAATTGCCACCTCGGTGGGAAATGCTCAAGGAAACTATACCCTATCAACCAGATGCTACTCATCCAGAATATCAATTAGGATTTCATTTATTAGCAATCTGTGCAAAGTATGTAGCTGGTATGTTAAATGAAGACAGTGAAAAAATCACTGACTTTTTTAAACAAGTATTGAACAAAAGTAGTTTGGTTCAAGTTTATGCTAAAACAAAAACAGACAAAGAAGGCGGGTTGCATTATAGCCAATTTAAAGTTGTCTGGCCACCAGTGTTCAACGGCCGAATCGAAGTAGATGCTGATAGTTATACAGCAAGAACTAAACCCAGCCGTAAAATTAGTTTTAGTTTTAACGCAGGCAAACCTAAAGATCAATACAGTCAACCTGCAAAACCCGTGCCGGGTATAGATACACCAGCACCGACGCATTCAGTGCAAGGACTAAAAGCTAGAAAAGGGCCCACAAAACAGGAACCCGTTGCATCTAAATCTAGAGAACGTAGATAGGTTGACAATAATTTTAATATCTGTATAATACACACATTGGGCCTATAGCTCAGCTGGTTAGAGCAGCGGACTCATAATCCGTTGGTCGTTGGTTCGAACCCAACTGGGCCCACCAAAATTATATTAATTCGTGGTATTCGAATGGATAAGTTGGCAATTGATGACTCTACTGTAGCACAAGGCAACATTGTTTTACATTCTAATCAAACAGAAATGCTTAGAATTGACGGCAATGGGTTTTGGGTGCGCGGAGTCAAAGTTGACCAGGATGAACGTGAAGCGCAACGTGTTTACCACGCATTCAAAGAATGGTTAACTTGGGCAAACTTGACTAGACCTTATTAATCAATGACTACAAGTTTAAAACTTTACATAGAAAGTTTTTTTGGAGTTAGAGAACCTGTATTTCAAGTGTTCTTAAATGACACCCTATTGTCAGCTGACAGAATAGATGTAATTGACCGCACAGAATTTACAAAAAAAGAAATTATACATTACAGAACAGAATTTAAAGAAGATATTAATATACTCAAATTAGTACAGTTGGATAAAACTGATAATGATTTACGATTAATTGATGGCAATTTCATCGATCATTATATTAAAATCAGAGAAGTAGAAATAGACGATATTAAGCTCGAAACTGCACTTTATTTTGCTAATTCAACGTTCACACATTTTCAGTCTGACAGTTGGGTAGCTGACATGGCATCAAAAGGATTTACAATAGATAAAGTAATGTACAATCAAACTGACATACGACTAAATGGTGAGTGGATATTAAAGTTTTCATTGCCTATATGGAAATGGGTAATTGAACATATTGCAAAATCCAATGATTAACAAATTTACTAAAGATTTTATAGACAATGACTTTCCTGGATATACTGTTTCAACAGTATTGAAAGAATCTAATTTTTGGAAAAACAAAATTATACCATTTGTTCAAGTTGATTTAAATTTGAACACTTTAGATACTTACAATTGGTGTTTAGCAAATAAGAACTTATTCGAACAAAATTATACTCAAAATTATGCTGCAAGAAAACAGCAGGATTTAGGTCATAGTTGGTTTTCACAAAATCATAGCGAAAATTGGACCACTGTGCGGCTAATTTATTCTACTATGCAAAAAGAAAACCTAGTACAGTCTGGCGAAAAAAGTAGAGAAATTGAAAATGATTTTGCTTATAATTTCAACGTAGATTTAATCAATCAACTTGAAAATTTTGGGTTCAAAATAAAAAGTTTTCAAATAATGAAATTAGCTGCAGGTGGATGGGTACAACCTCATATAGATCCCCCATTAATTGATGGGCATCGAATGGAGTATTTCTGGATTCCTTTGCATAGCTTGGAACCTAGTGTAAAAATTTACCCATATGGTTTTTTAACACCTAATTTAGGATCAATGTATTTTTTTAATAATTGTTCTTTTGTTCATTGTGTTATAAATCAAGAATCAATTGATAGATATGTTGCTATAGGCAGAATTTATGTTGACAAGACTGTCACTGGTCTTAAACAAAAAATTTTCCAAAATTATTTAAATCAATGGTATTGACAAAAAAGAATAAATAAACTACAATAGGTACAAGATGCAAAACATACTTTCATTATTTAGACAGCACAACATAGTTCCAGCAATGGCCAAGGAGTCATTGTATTGGCAGGTGTGCCGTCATATTAATGATAGTACACCCAAAACCCCGGGGGTCCAGGAGACCTAAGAGTACACAAATACACTTAAACTCCAAAGGACCCCAGGATTAAACACCCTGGGGTTTTGTTTTGTAGTACGTGTGATAGGGAACGCGACCCTGCTGGCACGTTAAACATCAGCTACTAATGAGGGCGGAACCGAGGATGAGAGGCTAGCGGCGATAACGTTGGTAGTAAAAATCGGTTATAATAAAACAGATTGCTAAAGTCTGTTTTATTATACGCATTCTTATGAGTGCGTTATGAATATGTCTCGGTGGTGTAATGGCAGCATGACAGTCTCCAAAACTGTTCGTGGGGGTTCGAGTCCCTCCCGGGATGCCAGTTGTTGGGGTATAGTGAAATGGTATCACACCGGATTTTGATTCCGATAGCCTTGGTTCGATTCCAAGTACCCCTGCCAGATACGGTCTTTGGTGAAATGGATATCATCTTTCGCTTCGAACGAAAAGTTATGGGTTCGATTCCTGTAAGACCGGCCATTTGCTCCTTAGCTCAAAGGTAGAGCACACGACTGATAATCGTGCGACGTTGGATCGTTACCATCAGGAGCAACCAAAAAATATCTTGACATTTGCGTTAATGTCATATATAGTTATAGAATGATGTCTAGTAGCTCAGTAGGTAGAGTAGGTGACTGTTAATCACTTGGTCGCTGGTTCGAGCCCAGCCTAGACAGCCAGAATTCGGCCGCGGTGGTGAAATTGGTAGACACGCTGGTCTTAGAAGCCAGTCTTCGGGTGAGGGTTCGAGTCCCTCCTGCGGCACCAAAGAATTTTATTTGTTAAGTATGTAGTAATAAGTATGAATGTAAGCGGGTATGATGTTAACGGTAGCATGACAGCCTTCCAAGCTGATCGAATCGGTTCGAATCCGATTACCCGCTCCAAAGTTTTAAACGGCCGCGCGGTAGAGAAATGGCATCTCACCAGTCTCATAAGCTGGAGTTGGGGGTTCGACTCCCTCCTGCGCTACCAAGTTGTATTGGGACGTTAGCTCAGATGGTAGAGCGTCACGTTTACACCGTGAATGTCGGCGGTTCGATCCCGTCACGTCCCACCAGAAGTATTCGGAGTTTAGCGCAGTCCGGTAGCGCATCTGCTTTGGGAGCAGAGGGTCGCAGGTTCGAATCCTGCAACTCCGACCAAGTTTTATGGGCTGTTAGTGATAATGGGAGCACGTCGCCTTTGCACGGCGAAGGTAAGAGTTCGATTCTCTTACGGTCCACCAATTAATTATGCAATTACCTATTCAGATTAGATCTTGTGATGGCTGTACTGAATGTTGTGCAGGTTGGTTAGAAGGTGAAATACACGGTCATGTCATTAAGCCTGGTAGTCCTTGTAAATATAACTTGGGCACAGGCTGTGGTATATATGATCGTCGTCCTGAACATCCTTGTAAAACATATCTTTGTCAGTGGTCATTTGATTCGAGTATACCTGAATGGATGAAACCTGATAGGGTAAAAGTTATATGCACAACTCATAAGTTTGGTCAATACGTGATTTTAGAATTGCGTGAGTGCGGTCAATCCATGCCAATAGAAGTTTTACATTGGATGTTTCGTATGTTTATAGATCGGAAGATTTTAAATGTAAGATACCAAGTACGTGGTTATTGGTATTATCTAAGTCATGAAACACTTAATTTAGAACAAGAAATTAATGCACAGATGGCAGAGTGGCCCAATGCAACTGATTGCAAACCAGTAAAGTCGTAGGTTCGAATCCTACTCTGTGCTCCAAATTAAGGTAATGTAGCATAGTGGCTAATGCACCTCCTTCATACGGAGACTATCGTTGGTTCGAGTCCAACCATTACCACCAAATAGCAGTTTGACAAATATTCATTATTTTCTTATAATAATGAAATAGTGCAGTAAACGATCTTTAACAAGTTGTACAAATTTTGCACCGTTCGTCTATCGGTTAGGACGCTACCCTTTCAAGGTGGAAAGATGGGTTCGATTCCCATACGGTGTACCATATTGAAACACATTGCTTGCCAGACTGAGATGTCGGGAAACTATCAAGAGTAAAGGGGTTCGAGTCCCCGGGACTGGTAGTGTGTTTCACTATGGAGACAGAAACTTATCATCGGTGTACAGCGGATAAAACCAACGGACGAACTGAGATAAGCGGATAACGTGGACGATGTATGGGTCATGCCTGTACATAGGCGGTCTCCACCATATTGAAGCACACTAAGGCGTAGGCCACGCCTCGAGAGTGGACTCAGCTCTGCCATGTGGCAGGGTGGACTGTTTCAATGCAGTCAGTGTGTTTCAATATGGTATAATGTAATGGAAGCATACGGGAAGTCCGAGAACCGAAAGGTGGGTAGGCATCCATGCCCGAGCGATTGGTTCGATTCCAATCTACCATATTGAAGCATATTAGTCTGAGCCGAAAGCAGGAAAGGACAAGTAACCGCCTGGTTAAAACGGGAGACTCAGGGGCTAGTGTGTTTCAATATGGTTCTCCATAAGTATGACAATTAGGTTGTGAGATGTGCGAAAGCCAGGGCCTCGAAATCCTGGTGAGTTGGGCCTAATTAGCCTAGTAGCAAACAAGTAGCACTATCACTCACGGATCCTAAGAACAGCAATGTTCACTCCGCACCCGGGATAATTTGCGGAAAATGCTGCCAATGTATGTGATGGCAGGATCTAGTTGTCATTCTTATGGTTCTCCATAAAGGGCTGAACGATAAGCTCTCAGTGACTCTGCTAGGTGTGGTAGTAATGAACTTCAAACGCTGTCTTGTCAACAGTAGTAAGGAACATCAAACGCCGCGTAACCTGAGGCTCAAGGACCGTGACTGGACCGAAATCTCAGAGACTAGTAACGCTCTTATCGTATCGGGTGGTGAGATTCCACAAGAACCGCCATATTGAAATACATTGACTATGCCATCTTCACCAGCAGTAGTGATGCTGCCTGGAAGATGATAAAGGTGCCCGGGGGTTGTCTTAGACAGACTGGGTGAAAATTTGTCGTCAGTGTGTTTCAATATGGTATATCAACTAACTGTGATACAGCCCACTATCGGGCTGGTAGCATATAACATATTGAAATACATTGGACGAATGGATACAACTTGTAGGCATACAGCAGCAACAGAGCGGTCAGTGTATTTCAATATGGTTATTAGTGGGTGATCTGGTCCCAGACGGCACATTGCTAGCAATGTGTTCCGAATAGGTTAACGGCGAGAGCGGAGTGATGGTTCGACTCCATCAGTAACCGCCATATTGAAACACACTTACACTGTGGCGCTCGGTCCGTCCCTGTTTCGAAGCAGGATATCGCATAAACAGTTCAAGCCCCGGTCGCTCCGGTCTGCTGTGTAAAAGAGAGACGGTCGAGTGTGTTTCAATATGGTGGGAGCAGAGTCTAGTGGGAAGGACAACCAGTGGCCCGTAAAAACAAAGTAGTGAAGATCGACCATCAATCGACCAGTAGCGAACAGCCATCTTGGTAAACGGAGTAGCGGGAGAGGGTGATGCCTTGATGTGTCTACACTGGCCATACAAAATAAAAATTTAAAGAGTCCCGACATGCTTACACAGACATATCCCTAGTCTGTGTAGCACACTAGGTCGTGGCGGGTGAGATTCCCGTCAACTAAAATATGCGAGTGATAGCGGACTTCGCATACGGACGTCTAGGCTTGAGGGCTGTCGCCCAAGATCAAGAAGACACTATGACACCACTTTAGGGAGTGGCATCATAGTTCAACTCATACTGATTCGCTGGTGGATACCCAGAGATAGCCAGATCCGGGCTGAAGAACAGTTCAAGTGAGTTGAACTATGGTGAGAAAATATTGCATTCTGCTCAAATGCTGAACCTATAACTATCGTGCTGGTGACTAGGATGGGTCGTTCCCTTAAAGATATAGGCTGTACAACGTGAACAGCGGAGCACGATAGCAGCAGGAGATGAGCACCTGCCACCATATCGAAACACACTATACAGGTATTAATGTGTTTCGATATGGTTCTGTAAAAATACGTGGCCAAGTAGCCCAACTATCAGGGTAATACCGAATCCTACTTTCTGCTAGCCCCAGAGAAGTTGACCAGTAGGAGAGGCGCTTTAGCCTCTTAAACAGACGATAGTAACCATAAACAATTATGCCGCTTTAGCTGATGTGGTCATAGCAACGGTCTGAAGAACCGTGGAACCTGGTTCGATCCCAGGGGGCGGCACCAACAATGGTGTCTATAGTGTAGTGGCTCTGCACGGCAGTCTGTGAAACTGTCAGTACGGGATCGAAACCCGTTAGACACCCCAAAAAACTGTTTGACAAATATTCATTATTTCTTTATACTAATGAAATAGTGCAGTAAACGATCTTTAACACAGTTAGTTTTTTGCCAGTGTGGTGAAATAGGTAGACACAAGGGACTTAAAATCCCTCGCCCTAAAACGGCGTACCGGTTCGAGTCCGGTCACTGGCACCATATTGAAACGCATTACGAAAGGAGCTGGAAGGCGCACAACTCCGCGGTAAGTGATAGTGGCCGGCAGAGCAGGTAGTGTGTTTCAATATGGTAAGAATTTGGAGTGGAAGCATCAATGGTGATGCAGTGGACTGTAAATCCGCCGCCTTCGGGCACGACTGGTTCGATCCCAGTACACTCCACCAAAGTTTTGCCTCTGTAGCTCAGTGGAAGAGCAGCGGATTTATACCCCGTAGCGCCAGATAAGCGGCAGGTCGTAGGTTCGAATCCTACCAGAGGCACCAAGACGTGCTGTCTAATCAACAGCTAGTGTGACCCACACGATAGGAAGTGGTGTGATAACCACGGGTGGTTCGAGCAAGGGCTTACCCTCAGTAATGAGGCCAGAGAATCTGCTCCAGTGAAAGCTGCGGTCCAACCTAACCGGCGCTGGCAATGCGACAATCCTCCCTGGTCGGGAAGCGGATGGAGGGCAGGCGTGATGGTTGATTTACTGATGCAGAAGGCGTATACACCCGGATGCAAGTGATGTAATAAACTTGATCTGCTATAGTTACCGCCGCAGGGAGGCAGCACCCGAATTCCGGGCCTGTGGGTCTGCATGGAGTGGACACCTGCCTGTCACGCAGGATATTCAGAGGGGATCGTTACCCCTACAGGTCGCCAGTATAACAGGGGAGAGTTGCGGTATGAAATTACAGACCCCTTACCGCTCACTCTTAAATAACAGAACAAGACCGTGTCCCATATTAAGTTTAAGGAGAGTTGGCAGAGTGGTAATGCACCGGATTGCTAATCCGCCGTCCAGAAATGGGCGCACAGGTTCGAGTCCTGTACTCTCCGCCAATATTATTTTATTAATTTATCTAATATGATATTTTTAATATAAGTATTATTGTCCATTAGACCAATGATGAGTCCTGTTAAGAGTCCCCTTTCGTAAGCCAAACGCTGAGCGGAAGACGAAAATTTTCGTTCATTAGCAGTAATTTTTGTGGAGATAAAGGTTTCCACTAATTGTTTAGATTCTTTCAGACTCATAAAAGTATTTAATAGTTTTTGCTGGTGTAGCACAATGGTAGTGCAACTGATTTGTAATCAGTAGGTTGAGGGTTCGACTCCTTTCACCAGCACCATTTTTAGCGGGTATAATTCAGTGGTAGAATGTTTCCTTGCCAAGGAAAATGTCGTCGGTTCGAACCCGACTACCCGCTCCATTTTTCGGAAGTGTGGCAGAGCCCGGTTTATTGCATCTGTCTTGAAAACAGACGGCCCGAAAGGGTCCGTGAGTTCGAATCTCACCGCTTCCGCCAATTTTTTGATTGACAAATAATCCAATTTTTTTTATAATGTATTCATAGTTAGGAGATTAGCAATGAAAGCAAAACTTAAACCGATCGTCGCTCCACGTAACCGCTTCGTGGCCGCGGCAATGTTTTTGAAAGCGGGAAGCCATCGCAAAAGCACTAAAGCTCTGCGTAAGCAAGAAAATCAACGTCATTGGGGGCATAACTCAATGGTAGAGTAACCGGCTTTTAACCGGTAAGTTGGAGGGTTCGAGTCCCCCTGCCCCTACCAGATTTATATCAAAACACATAATAATGTTTTTTCATATACGTCTAGTAACGTTTCTTTGTTTAACAAAGATATAAATAATTTAAACAGGAAATGTTAATATGTTTAATACAGCATTAGTAATTACTTATCAACCAAATCAAACAGGATTACCACCTGATGTGAATCCTGCATGGTTACCTTTGCAAGAAGCAAGAAGAACAAAAATCACTGAAATGCAAGCTACCAATCTACTAGGTAATTTAATGGTTGCTAATAATGTTACAACAATGAATTTTGTCAGTTCTGCTGCAGCTTTAGAGTTTCAAAATTTCTTGACTGAAACATTAATAGATTTTGATCAAGTAGTGCCAACTTTTGAAATTATTCAAAACTCTTAATTAACTTTAAAGTCTTTAACTTCTTCATATATGAAGACCGCACTTCTTTTATCTGGCAATCCTAGATTCAGCAAGGATTTTGACAGTCAACTTGACAATCTGCAAAATTGTGATGTAGATATTTTTATTGTGCTTTGGCAAAGACAGCAAGGCCTTGATCCTAAAATATCTGAAAATTGGTGTAACTTACAATCTGGAGATCAAATTATTGCAAAATTATCTCCACATATACCTACTAGATATACAATTAAGTACGCAGAAGTTCTATTAGAAGATCAATTTGGTCCGTTGCCTTTTGCTTATGAATCCTTCAATAGCACTCCTATTAATGTTTGGCAACAATATAATATTCTAAAATATTGTGATTCAAAGCGTAAACAATTTGGTGATTATGATTTAATTATTAGATCTAGAACAGATTTAGGGTTAAGTGAACCAATTGACTTACCGTTAGCTTATAATTCATTATTAAATTATCCTAAATGTATATGGACTCCGCGTAATCAACGATACGGATATCCGGTTGATTTTGGATTTTTCCGATCGGGATTCAACGACCAGTTTGCCATTGGTTTGCAGCCTACTATGGAAATTTATACCAATGCAGTGGATGAATTTGATAGTATGTATCGAGCTGGTATAAAATACAATCCGGAATATCTGTTACAGACACATTTATACAGGAACGGAATAAGTTGGCCACCTACAAGTTGGGAAATAGTAAGGGATCCTGCTCATTATGTTCCTATAGAGCACGGCAAATGGGAACACATTTGAACCAATGCAGATTCTATTAGTGCACAAAACGATTGCTCAACAACGCTACGATACTTGTAAAAGTTGTCCACGATTTACAAAATTAAAGATTTGCAGTATTTGTAATTGTATTATGCCCATAAAGGTCAAGTTTGCGTTAGCAGACTGTCCTGCCGGAAAATGGAAATCCATTTCAGATCAACAAAATCTTCAAACAGATCCTTACGACGACTTAAGTTAAAACCATCTTAAAAAATATCCTTAAAGACAGATCGATTACTCTCTGTCTTATAAAATACTATTTGGAGATAATCATGAAGCCAATTAAATTTAAGAACATCATGACTGGGGAACAAGTAATTTGTCTAAATCCCAAACAAGATAAACAGTATATTGATGGAGTAGAGTTTCTAATTGTTCGAAGAAACACAGAATCGCGACCTTTTCTCATGCGCAGAGATGCGTTAGAAAAATTGCAAAACGCCTATCATGCGAGTTGATATTCAAATACCTTATACAACACGGCCCATGATGAAACAGAATCATGGGCCCGTATTCAATTCGCAACCCGATAAACGATATCTTGATCAAAAAATTGTTGAATTAGAAAAATTTGATTCTGACCTTTATGCAGAAACTTTTGAAAGCAAAACTAATCATCTTATTGAAAAAGCTTGCCAATATTTAAATCTACCTCCCAAAACATCTATCAAAGATTTTGCTTTAATGTTTGAAGAAGATGTTGCCATTATGCACCGAGGTATTTTGTCTGCAATATGTTTTTGTTTCCCTAGCAGTTGGGTACCTGCAGAAAGAATAGGGTTAACTTTATCAGACATTCATAAACCTGTAGCAGACGGTGACAAGTTAGTGCAGTCCAGTTACAAACTGTCTAGCACAATGGCAGATACTGCCAAAGGATCATTTACTAGGCAAGTGTGGACCATTACACAAACAGAGGGTTTAAGTAATCATCCTGTGTATAAGTCATCGAATGTACCTACCAGTATTAATGATCTTTTTTTGAGAGTAGAGACGCAGACTACTGCCGCCATAGGTGATAATCAAACCAGTCTGTTTTTTGTAAAAATAGATGTAGTTCCTCTAGTAGAAGTTTGGCACTTGTTAGGTAATCAACTTAAAATGAGTGTAAACTCGATGAGTGATTCTGTCTTGCAGTATAAAAATTTAACACATATTAAGCCAATACTTAATCGAATTTTGCTGATGTAGATCAGTGGTAGATCGCTATCTTGGTAAGATAGAAGTCATCGGTTCGATCCCGATCATCAGCACCAGCAAAGTTGACAAATATTGAATTTAACTGTAATATTGTAAACATACTGACCGTCGTTCAACGGATAGGACAGCGCTCTTCTAAAGCGCGAATGGGGGTTCGATTCCCTCCGGTCGGGCCATTTTACAAACTTGACATGATATGTTCTGTAATTAATTTTTGACTTTTAGGACCTAAATGCATTAAATCTCTAGCATAATCAAATGGGTGATTAGCGTAGTTTTTGAAAAAGGATTGTACACTTGCATGTACAAATTTTATTTTATTTTCTGAACATAGTTGTTTAATTGCTAAAATATTTTTCTTTTCATCCAATAATGCATTGTTTTCATTTATGATCCAACTACGATAAAATGCATCAATTGGGGACATACTTGGCCAATAAAAAATAGATTGATCTTCATAATTAAGTATTTCTAATCTTTCTTTTTCTGGACTTAGTAAAAACACTATTCTTGGTTTAATTTTTGGTATATAATAATCAGCAAGTCTAAATGCAGTATCATTGCTGCTACCACCCAACCCCATGTTTATACAATTTAATTGTAATATTTGACTTACAAGCCACGGCCAAGTTTGTTCATAATGTAGTCCTATTCCAACAGTGAAACTACAGCCTAAAGCAAGTAAGGATGGTTTAGTTGTAATTTCATCACCTCTAAATCCGTTACTGTTAAATTTATATTGAATTTTATTGTCAATCCAACCAAATTTTTCTAATCGATAAAATTCATTTTTTAAATTTTTTAAATATAATTCTTCAGTATCACTAGGTAACCAATTTAAAGTTTTATTTTTGTATTCGGAATATATATGTAATAACATTAAATGTTGAGTATTAAAATATTTATTATTTGCTGACCCATTATTGCATTGTTTATTGCATTGCAAACGAAATCAGCATCAGCGGAAGCGAAAAGTGGGATGGGCTGCTTTCCCGGGGTTTTTAGTTTTTCCTGACACACAAAAAAACTAAACTAACCCGCTTAGGCGGGTTTTTTATTGACTAAAATTTTTAAAGGAGGTATAATAAGATTATGAAAACTTGGATCACATCTGACCTACATTTTGGTCACACTAATATTATGAAGTTTTGTCCCAAAACACGAAGTCATTTTCGTGATGTGGACCATATGAATTCAGAGATGATCCGCCTTTGGAATGAATCAGTCGGGTCTGATGATTTGGTTTACATTTTGGGTGATGTGGCATTTTTAAACGCAGAACGTGCTACATCAATTATGCGATCTCTTAATGGAAACAAAATACTCATTAAAGGTAACCACGACAGTAAATTAATTAAAGATAAAAAATTTAGCGATTGTTTTGTTGAAATTCATGATTATTTAAAAAGATCATTTGATAAAACTACTGTAATAATGTTTCATTATCCGATTTGGGAGTGGGATCAAATGCACAGGGGAAGTGTTCATTTTCATGGACATCTTCATGGCAGTCCATCTAACTTAGAAAAATACAGAGCATTAGATGTAGGGTATGATGCTTCTGGTCAAATTGTTACTTTAATTGAAACAGCAATATCAAAAGCAATGCGTGGGGAAGTGAGAAATCATCATGTTCGCGAATGAACTTAAAAATTATGTATCGAAAAATCCTAAGTTAGTGAATATGAAGCCGGCTGGTCCTGGCATCTATGTGTTAAAGTATAAGAAAAAAGTATTCTACGATAACCTGTGGAACAATTACATTGCCGAATGCCGGGGGAGTATCGTAGATGCCGATTTCAACTTAGTGTCATATCCTTTTACTAAGATCTATAACTACGGTATAGAGAAGGAAGCACCAGTGCTTGCTCCAGATACCAAAGTTACTGCATTTCGTAAGGTAAACGGATTTATGGTTGCTTGTGCTTGGCACAATGATGATATTTTAGTATCTACTACTGGTAGCACTGACAGCGACTATGTTGCTATGGCTAAGGAAATGATGCTCAAACACATGTCTTGGTCTGACTGGCAACTGGGATTTACTAGAACAGATATGCAGGGCATGACTGTGATGTTTGAGTGTGTTCATCCCGATGATCCTCATATCATTCCAGAAGTACCTGGTATGTATGTGCTAGGCTATCGTAAAAACACATGGGGTAGCAAGGTCGGGCACGATAAGGATACACTATGGCTCCTAAGCAAAGTGTTTAAATGTCATGTTCCAGAAGCAGTAGAAACTACAGTGGGTAACCTAGTTGAACATACTAAAAACGTCCGTCACGAAGGATTTGTATTCTACACTGTAGATGATGTAAGTGCTAAGATCAAGTCACCATACTACTTGACTTCAAAGTGGGTAGCACGTAACCCACGAACAGACAAATTAGTAGATTTAAACAAAGACATTAAACTGAGCCTCGATGAAGAATACTATCCTTTGGTAGATGCCATACGTGCCAATATTGCAGAATATACTAATTTAGATGAACAATCCAGATTAGCTTGGATTAGAAAATTTTTGGAGCATTAACATGCCTATTTGTTATCAACTAGTGGGAGTACCAGGTAGCGGAAAGTCTACCTGGATCACAAATCAGCTGTGGGCTAAAGATTGCGTAATTGTTTCTACCGATAATCTAGTAGAACAGTACGCAAAAGAATCAGGGAAGACATATAACGAAGTCTTTAAAGAATACATGCCCACTGCTGTAAAACTCATGGCTGAACAAGTTGTACGTGCTGCAGAAAGCAATAAAGATATAATTTGGGATCAAACTTCTACTACTGTTACTAGCCGTCGCAGAAAGTTTGGTATGTTGCCTGATTATAAGCACATTGCAGTGGTATTTAAAACTCCAGATAATAAGGAACTTCTGAGTCGTTTAAGCAGTAGACCCGGTAAAAACATCCCATGGGGAGCAGTATCCGACATGATTTCAGGTTTTGCTTTTCCTACAATCGATGAAGGATTTTCCGAAATTTGGAATGTTTAAAAAAATCATCAGTTATAAATACTGAAAAGGATTTTGAAAATGAACAAAAATCTAGCTGAAGAAATTAGAAATTTGATGAATAAAATGGAAGAAGCTGCTCAAAGACATTATGATTTAGTTATTCCTGAAGTTGAAAATTGGGTTCAACCTACAGATCCTGATGACGAAAGCTTTCCTTACTACATTAATCTTGGTGTAAATTATTCAATAGTAGGGAAATATATCCCAGCCAGAATACGCTATGATGATTATGACCATCCTGCCGAATACCCAGAACTAGATGAATTTGCTGTTTACAATGCAGACACTGGCGAAGAACTTACAAACATACCAAATCAAGTTATCGACATGATAGAACAAGAAATTTGGGATGATGCTGAATCTAAAAAAGCTGATTACGATCCATCCTATGACGACGATGATCGTGATTACTATCGATAAATTTAAAATATGAAAACTAGAGAACAAATAATTACTGCTATGTGTTACACTTGGCGTCACGACTACGGTTTGGAAAAACAGGAACATGATGGCCCGGGTGGTTTGATTTCCTGCGGACTTACACAGTCTGAAAGAGACTTTTTGTGGCGTCAAATGGCACAACTATTCGATAATAATATTGGGCCTTATATGAGTTTCAAGAATGATGAATCTGCACCAATTAGTTGACCTGGCAAGAGAAGTAGAAATAACTGATCCAATTGACTGGGGCTATCTCAACATAGATGAGCAATCTGCTTATGAGCTCATTGCTTCCGGGCTTTTGGAACACTTCAACAGTTTGGAATCAGACTCTGATAGGTCGCAGTTCTTATTAGTTTCTTTAGTAAAATTGACAGTAGAAAATTTTGTATTAAATATAAAACTACTTCAACAACAAGAGAAATAATATGGCTATCAAAGAAGAAATCTTGCGCTATAGTCGCCAAGAAAAAATGTCACCTTTATCTAATTGGTGCGATGCTGCCCTTGACGCATTGATATCCGCGGGAGTATACACTGATCTAAATGGATTGGAAGATACTGGTCAAAAAATTGTGGCAGGTCTTAAAGATTATTCTTCTTTATATAATATTAAAACGGCAGTTATAGGTATGAGTGGGGGAGTAGACAGCGCCCTTACTGCTGCATTGTTTAAATCTGCTGGCTGGAACGTAATAGGCGTAACCATGCCAATCCATCAAAGAGAAGAAGAAACCGAAAGAGGCATTGAAGCTTGCCGAGCATTGAAATTGGACCATATGCATATTGATCTGACGGCACAATATGAATCTTTATTGTCTAATGTACGTGACTATGATCTAAAAATTGATGATCCAAAAAATTCTATACGTAGAGGTAATCTTCGTGTTCGCAGTAGAATGATTACTCTTTATAATATCGCTAGCATGGAGCAAGGACTAGTGGCTAGCACAGATAATTTCAGTGAACTGGCAGCAGGTTTTTGGACCCTGCATGGAGATGTGGGAGATTTAGCACCCATACAAAGTCTTATTAAGAGTTGGGAAGTTCCTAAATTAGCAGAAATTTATCAAGTGCCCCAAAGTACAGTGTTTGCCACTCCTACTGACGGATTAGGAATCAGTAATGGTGATGAAGATCAATTTGGATTTAGCTACTTAGAATTTGATATTGTTTTAATGAAATTATGTCTTGCGTATCGTGCATTTACGAATCGACAAGAAATTCTAAATTACTTACAGGTTCCAAATTCTGAGTTGTTCAGGGTTAACAAAATCTTAGATAGAATTCGCATGAGCAGTTTTAAACGCAGCAATCCTTATAATTTGCCTCATCCGTCACAACCTAATAGATATCCTGGGTTAACTTCTATTGACTCGGCATTATGGGCAAAATAAATAAGTTTAACTGCTGAAACTTCAACCATGATCTATGCTATTCGAGGAATTGATGATCCTTTAGCCAAACTCATCAATGATGATCCTGTAAGACCAAACATTCTTCCCAAAGATCGATTCGGCAAAAATAAGTTTGTGCTTGCATTAAAAGAAGATGACGTTGTTTGCGCAATTGTTTGTGTGAAACTTTGTTCTAATATCCCCACCACCGAAAAAGAACTATTAAAAGATACTGGTGATGATCCATCTAATGTTATTTTTTATACTATTTGGAGTTATCAATCTGGGTCGGGCCAACGTCTAATTAGAGAAGGCGGAGAATTTTTAAAAAAACAAACCACAAAGAACCAAAGATTTGTAACTTTAAGTCCGCCTACAGAAATGGCAAGAAAGTTTCATACTAAAAACGGCGCTATAGTGTTAAAAGTTAATGAAGAAACAGTTAATTACGAATATCTAAATATTTGATTGGATCAATAGACAATGAAAAATTATGTAGTATGTGCCCATCGGAGAATTCAAAGTACAAAATGGGTTTGGAAAGATACTCGCGACGAAGGTGATATTTATGAAACGTATCGTCAATTATGTTTGCACAGTTTGAGTAGTGCAAGACATTTTTTAGAAGGTGATTGGGAATACGTTCTTTTTGATGAAGATATCAACAGTATCAACGATGCCATGCCACTAAACAATGATAGAATTTATGAACTGTGGCATAGAGAACCCTGCAATATTTTATGGGTAGGCCCAGATGTACAATTTGTAAAGCCAACTAAAATTTTTGAAGAATTTACAGAATTTAGACTGTTTAATTGGACAGATCCAAAAAGTTGGTATGAATCCAATCAATATAACAAAACTTTCGATAACTTGTTTAATAATGACTTACAATATTATCCTAGTACCATGGATCCCGAATTATGGAAAACGGAAAGGGCAATGAGAGCCCAGTGGGATAATAGTAATGGTATGAAAAGTTATAACAATCAGCAAATTATCCATAATACTATGTTTTGGAGTCAGGGATTAAGTTGGGACGACGCCCATAGGCCTGAATTATTTTATCAAGCACATTTGTTACCGTGGATAATGACAGAAGCAATGGATGAATGGAATGGGTGTCGGTATGAGGATGCTAGAGTAGTTCACTGGCACAGCAGTCGTCATAGTCCTACAAAATTAGAATGTATGCGACAAGTTAATGAGGCATTAGGTGTTCCGCTAGCGTCAGACTTAAAATGAAAATAGCAGTACTGGGAGCTAATGGATTTATAGGATCCTATCTATGCACATATTTATGGACTCGAAATCACGAAGTTCTTCCTATAACTAGAAAAGATTTAGACTTAACTGATAAGGATATAGTTAGTGTATGGTTGGAGAAAAATAGCCCAGATGTTGTTATTAATGCAGCTATCGCTGGTGGCGGCCTAACTGTAAACGATATAAATTATGCTGATGTACAAAACAATCTTGTTGTATTCTTTAATTTTTATAACAGCAGTGTGCCCTTTAGATATATTAATATAGGTAGTGGTGCCGAGTTTGATCGTACAAGAGATATTAAATTGGTACACGAATACGAAATACAAAATGCTTGTCCTAAAGATAGTTACGGATTTAGTAAAAATATAATTGCAAGAACAATTTTAAAAAAATCTAATTTTTATACTTTACGTCTGTTTGGATGTTTTAATTCTTCAGAGCCTAATATTAGACTGTTTAAGCGTTTTTTGTCGGGGCAAGTTACTTCAATACAAAATAAATGGTTTGATTATTTTAGTTTAGTAGACTTTGCCAAAGTTGTAGATTATTATTGTACCACTGATTCTGAACTGCCTGCAGACGTAAATTGTGTTTACAATGAAAAATATATGTTGAATGAAATATTGGGTAAACTCAATTATATCAAACAATTGGACATTCCCATTTATACAGATGCACTTACACATTTTTCTTACACTGGTAGTGGTAAACTATTAAGTATGTTACGTAAGAATTCGGACTTTCCTCAACTGGAAGGATTAGAAAAAGGTTTAGAACAATATGAATAAAAAAATAGTATATGTTACAGGATGTTTGGGATTTATTGGTAGCAATGTTACTAGAGCCTGTTTGGAACGTGGATGGTATGTAATAGGTGTAGACAAAGTGACTTATGCTGCCACTGAATCTTTTCTAGATGAATTTTATGAATACCCCAATTTTAAGTTTCTAAGAAAAGATATTAATGATTTAGATAGATTACATGAGTGCGATTATGTAATAAACACCGCAGCGGAAACTCATGTTGATAACAGCATCGAAAGCAGCGATGAATTTGTACACAGTAATATTGATGGTGTACATCATCTTTTAAAACTTATTAATAGTAAAAAATATAGAAGGCCAGTGTTGCTGCATTTCAGTACAGATGAAGTATACGGAGATATTTTAGAGGGAAGCCATACAGAAACTGACGTGCTGAGACCCAGTAATCCTTACAGTGCAACTAAAGCCAGTGCAGACATGTTAATTTTAGCTTGGGCCCGAACTTTTGGATTAAACTATGTTATTGTACGACCAACCAACAACTATGGTATTGGACAATATGTTGAAAAGCTTATTCCAAAATCAGTTAAGTTTTTAACTGTAGGCAGACAAATTGAACTTCATGACGGGGGACTACCCAGACGTACTTGGTTGCATGCTGCTGATACAGCTAATGCAGTTCTTACTATT